GAAACACATGGCACCACTCACACTCATAGTCTCCGCCCTCGTCCTTGCAGGGTGCTCTAATGAAGAACCAGCCCCCGAAGCTGAATCTGCACCGACAGAAACCACAGCAGAAGCCTCGCCGACCGAACGTAAAGAACTCAGCGATTACACCGACGAGGAGCGCAACTTTCTCGCCGATCTAGCGGACCTGCGCACTGAGCTTGATAATGAAGATCTTGTAGAAGCTGGCCACGTTACGTGCTATCAAATAGAGCTCACAAAAGACGAGGACACGGTCACCGGTTCCGATATCTCAGATCGGACGTTCTCGTACATGGCGAATTACGAGAACGACGCAGACAATAGTTATGAGGTTGTCCGCGCTGCTGTCTATAACTTTTGCCCCGAACTTGTAGACCAGTTCGATTACGAAGCAATGCGCTCAGTACCGTTCTACGATGACTTTGAAGAAGAGCGAAAAGCGCTGCGCGAAGAATAGCGTCATCTAAAATTTTAGCTTTGCAGCCCTCACCGTTCTGGTGGGGGCTTTCGCATTTAACAACCACACTCATCGACCATGACAAGGAGGCCATACGTCATGGCCCCAAAGTCACGGCCAAAACGACGCGAGTACACCGAAGAACAAAAACAAGCCGCACTCGCCTACTACGAGCAGCATGGAACATCAGCCGCCTCCAAGCACTTCGACATCCCCAAAGGCACCATCAACTCATGGGCACGAAGAGCAGGGGTGCGCACTGTACGCAATGAAAACGCGCACGCCGCGCGAGAAGCCCGCAGACTCGACCTCGACGCCCTCCGCAAAACCGAAGCCGTCGAAACCATGCAAACCGGCATCGAACTCCGCAAACGCATCCTCAACGACGACCACGGCCCCAGAGAATGGCGCGACACCGCAACCGCCGTAGGCATCCTCTACGACAAAGCCGACCAACTCGCCAGCCACGCCGACGACGGTGGCATCAGCGCAACAGAAACCATGCTCGGCAAACTGGCAGCACAGCTCGGCGTCCCAGGATGGGAGTGACCTATGGCAGCCATTGACGCTATCTCGCCCAAACAACGAGACTTCTTGCAGAACAGTGACGCCCGCGTGAACCTCGCCTCCGGGGCGATCCGCGCCGGGAAAACCATCATCGGGCTGGTGGCCTGGTTATTCTTCATCCCGATCGCCCCACCCGGTGGCATCCTGATCATGGCCGGACGCACCCGTGACAGTGTGTGGCGCAACTGCATCCTCCCGTTGCAGGACCGCAGCCTCTTCGGCCCCTTGTCCAAGCACGTGGTGGGGAACTTCGGAGCGCCCACCGTTAAGATCCTTGGTCGCACCGTGTACGTGTTTGGCGCACCTGACAGCAAAGCTTCCGACAGTCTCCAAGGCGCCACCGTGTCCGGGGCGTTCGTCGATGAGACCACGACCATCCACGAGAGCTTCTTCACCCAACTGTTGGGCCGTATGTCCCCGCCTGGAGCGCGCATGTTCGCCTCCACCAACCCCAACGGGCCAGGACACTGGCTGAAAACCAAGTTCATCGACCGTATCGGCGTGGACCTGGACAACTGGAAACACTGGCACTTCACCATCGACGACAACCCCAGCTTGACCGAAGAGTACAAGCACTCGATCAAGACCGAGTACACCGGGGTCTGGTACGACCGATTCATTGAGGGGAAATGGATCGCCGGTGAAGGCAGTATCTTCTCCATGTTCAACACCGACACCCACGTCATCCCCTGGCAAGACGTCCCAGCCATGGACCGCATCATGGCAGTCGGCGTGGACTACGGGACCACGAACCCCACGGCAGCCATCGTGGTAGGCCAAGCCCGCAACGGCGACCTGTACGCGCTCAATGAGTGGTCCTACTCCGGCAAGGAACACAACAACCCACTCACCGACGGACAGCTGGCCAACCGGTTAGAGCAGTTCCTGGCCGATCAGCACGCCCCAGACGACAACCGCCGCCCTGATGTGTTCATCCTCGACCCGTCCGCGGCGTCCTTCCGGGTCGAGCTGAGCTTGCGTGGCCAGCCGGTGATGAACGCGGACAACAACGTCACCTACGGGATCCAGACCCTGGCGTCCCAGCTAGGTGACCACCGGTTGTACATCACCGACCGGTGTACCCGGCTGATTGAAGAGTTGCCCACGTATGCGTGGGATGACAAGGCCGCTGAGCGGGGCGAGGACAAGCCGTTAGCTATCAATGACCACGCCATCGACGCACTCCGGTACGCCCTGGTGACCACGGAGCGGCATTGGCGGCACAGACAAGATGATCTTAGGAAGGTGGCAGCCTGATGCCAATGCCAGAGCCCAACACCGTGTGGCCACCAGAACACGTGGCCCCAGTGTTCCAGGCCATCGCCACCAACAAAACCCTATGGCGCGGACCAGAACCACCAGACCTCACCACCGGCACCGGCAGCACAGGCCTCGTCGCCCGGGCACAGCAGTACGGTGGCATCGTCGGGACCATCGCCCGCATCCTCTGGGGCCCACCGGTGAGCACGCAGACCAAGCGGCCTGAGCGTCATCACGTGCCGGTCCCAGCCGACATCGCCACCCTCTCAGCCGACCTGTTGTTCAGTGAGGCCCCACGGATTCTGCCACCCGAGGGCACCAACGAGAAGGTGAAGGCCCGCATAGACGAGGTCGTCAACAACGCCGAAAACCACAGTAAGTTCCTCGAAGCAGCTGAGCTGGCAGCAGCGTTGTGCGGTGTGTACCTGCGCATCGTGTGGGACGATAGCGTTGCCGACCACCCCATGCTTGATGTTGTCTACCCTGACCAGGCCATCCCAACCTGGCGATGGGGCACCCTCACCGACGTTACGTTCTGGAACGTGATCGAGGTCGATAAGGGCGGTCGCATCTATCGCCACCTGGAACACCACACGCCAGGACGCATCGAGCATGCTTTGTACAAGGGTGAGCAGGACAACCTCGGCCAACTCGTGCCCCTCACCGACCACCAAGCTACCGAATGGTTAGCAGACTACGTCGACGCCGATAGCGGCATGGACACCGGCACCACCAGCCTGACCGCAGCCTACGTCCCGAACATCATGCCCTCCCGGAAACATGGCGACGACCCCGACCTCGCCCCCTACGGGCGTAGTGACTACGAAGGCGCAGAACAACTGTTCCTCGACCTCGACGACGCCTACACGTCCTGGATGCGCGACATCCGCCTAGCCAAATCCCGGCTCTTCGTCGACGAACACGCACTCCACGACCACGGCCCAGGCAAAGGCCAATCCTTCGACGCCGATCATGAGGTGTACACGACGCTGCGCGGGTATGGTGCGATCTCCGAAGACAACCGGAACATGGTCCAAGCCCAACAGTTCGCCATCCGCGACCGTGAGCACCGCGAGTCCATCAAGCACATCCTGGGCAACATCCTGCGCGCCACCGGCTACAGTCCCTCCACGATGGGTGAGGAGGCGCCCTCGTCGCAGACCACGGCCAAAGAGATCCGGTCCCGTGAACAAGCCTCGAAGCGGACGTGGACGAAGAAGCAGCGCCACTGGGAAGCCCACCTCAAACCCCTGCTCGAAACGTTACTCGAGGTGGATGCGTTCCTGTTTGAGTCCTCGCCCATCCCCACCGGCGACGCCCCAGAACTCGAATTCAAAATCAGCAACAGCCTCGAAGGCGACGTCGTCGACCTCGCAGCCACCATCAGCACCCTCGATGCAGCTGATGCGATCAGCTTGGATCAGAAGCTGCGCATGATGTACCCCAACTGGTCCCGCACCCAGCTGAACGAGGAAGCCGAGAAGATCCGCGCCGAGCGGCCACACCTGCTCGGCAACCCCGACCCAGCCGTTGAAGGCCGTGCGGGTGAGTCCTTCGCCGACCGCATGCAAACCGCCATCGAACAACGCAACAGCCCACAGGGTGACTAACCCATGGCCACGCTGTGGACGCCAGGCACCGCCCCGCTCGACGAGGTGGTAGCGCGCATTACCGGCACTCTGGTGGGCGTGTACGCCAACTACGAGCAAGACATGCTCACCTGGCTCGGACGCCAGCTCGCGGCAGCTGAGACCCCGGAGGATGCCCGGTCGTTTGAGCAGCAGATGATCAACGTGTCCGACGAAGCCTACCGGGCGCGCCGACTAGCAGACACGCTCATGGACGACGCCACCGGCGCAGCCGTGCAGATGGTCGAGCAAGCTGCTGAGGCCGGGATGGGCGCTGCGTTGTCCCAGCTGGCTGACCGTGGCCTGGCTGGCCGGGACTACCCCACCACGTCACCGGCCGTCTACAGCGTGCTCGGTGACCTTGGCAACGCCCTGGACGAAGCGCACCGGCGGATCCTGCGGGTCCCGGATGACATGTACCGGGAAATCAACGCCATCGGCTCCGCCCAAGGCATCCTGCACGGCCAACCATTGAAGTCCAGGCATTACCGGATCTGGTCCCAGTTCGTGAACAACGGCATCCGCGGCTTCACCGACGTGTCTGGCCGGAACTGGAACATGGTGTCCTACGTCGAAATGGCCTCCCGGACCACCGTTGCTCGGGCGTACCGGTCACAGCAGCAACACACGCTACTCGAGAACGACCTCAACCTCGTCAGCGTGAACACCACCAACGACGCCTGCCCCGTGTGCGCGGAATGGTCCGGCAAGGTCCTGTCCCTGGATGGCACACCGGCAGGGACATACCAGCAATGGTCACCCTTGACCGGTGAGAACGAGCTCGTCCAAGTCCACGCCACCCTCGAGGACGCCACCGCCGCCGGCTGGTCACACCCGAACTGCCAGTGCGCCACGATCCCACACCTGCCCGGTGACACGCCACCCCAACCGGTCGAGTACGACCGGGACGAACACAAGGCCAGGGAGGCGCAACGGTACCACGAACGGGAAATCCGCCGGCTCAAACGGGAAAAGCTCGTCGACCCCGAATTGTCAGCTGACTACGAGACCAAGGTTCGTGGTCACCAAGCCCGGATCCGTGAGCTCGTTGATGATTACGGGCTGAATCGTAAACGTGAACGTGAACAAGTCAACCACGGCTACAAACGCCGATAACACCTGCCCAGGAGGCAACCCCATGTCTGGCAACGCACCAACCCCAACACCACCAGCCCCATCGAATGGCCCGGACGGCGCCCAGGGCGGTGGTGACAGCAATGCTGCAGGAACCCCGCAACCGCCAGCCCAACCCACCCCGCAGGGCGATCCTGCCCCACCTGCACCGTCCCAGCCGGCAACACCTGAACCATCAGAACAACCGGACCAGGGACAGCAGGGGCTAGAGGCTGCGTCCCGTGACGACCTGTTAGCTGAGATCCGCACGCTGCGCCGTGAGAACGCCAAACGCCGCACCACCACCCAGGAGGCCACCCAGACCGCCGCTGAGCAGGCCAAGTCTGAGTTGGCTCAGCAGATCGGCAAAGCCCTGGGTCTGGTGGAGGATGGCGAAGCCACACCTGATGCGTCTAAGCTCACCGAACAACTCACCGCCCAGACCCAGGCCGCCAAACAAGCACAACTAGAACTTGCTGTGTACAAGGCAGCCAGCATGCATGGTGCGGATGCTGACGCCCTTTTAGACTCTCGCTCCTTCCTGGAGAAGGTAGCAGACCTCGACCCAACCAACACCGATGAGCTCAACGCAGCCATCAAAGACGTGGTCGAAAACAACCCGCGACTGCAAGCAGGCCAGGTGCCACCCAAACGCAGCGGAAACCAACTCAACAAGCAACAGACCAACGAGCCTGTCGCTCAGACCCCCGAAGAACTCGCCAACCTCGTTCCCCGAGGTTACTAAACCCTAGGAGGCACCTAGAATGGCTCACGATTTCCTCAAAGCCGAAGTCATAGGCAACCAAGCGCTCGGACTCCTCCAGCGCGAGCTTGTCCTACCCAACCTCGTCTACCGCGACGCTGAAACCCACTACGCCGGCACCGTCGGACCACGTGACGACAAAGTCATCATCCCCGTTCCCGGCAAAATGGGGCCAGCCCGCGAACTGCCATGGCGTGAACGCAACCGCCAGATCATCACCGACGACATCGTCGAAGGTCAGGCAGAAATCGAACTGGACACCTACCTGTACAAAGCCGTCCAACTGCTCCGTGAAGAGCAGACTTTGGACATCGCCGACTACGGTCGCCAAGTGCTCCAGCCGATGACCACATCGGTTGCGGAGACCGCGGAGGACCGTGTGGCGTTGGCGATCCAGAACGCCCCGTACACCGAAGAAATCGAGGTCGAAGCAACCGACCGTGGCACCTACAACGCTCTAGTCGATGCCCGGAAGTACCTCACCCAGAACCGTGTCCCACGCGCCGGTGTCGTCGCCGTGCTGGGCTCCGAGATGGAAGCCCGCGCACTCAAAGACCCCACCTTCGTTGACGTTGGACGTGCTGGCTCGGACTCCGCGCTGCGTGACGCCAACCTTGGCCGGATTGCAGGGTTCAACCTGTTCACCTCGGATGCGATTGACCCGGAGTCGATCTACATCTTCCACCCGACCGCGTTCCCGACCGTGTTCCGGGCACCCAAACCAGCACGCTCCGTGCCGTTCAGCGCGTCGTTGGCGTCGGATTCCATCGCGATGACCTACTGGGAATCCCTGGACTCCACCAACGACTCCGACCGCGCCTTTTTGGGCACGTTCTTCGGAGTCAACCACTACGAAGACCCAACCGACCCCACCGACCCACAGGGCACTACCAGCTTTGTGCGGGCAATCCGCCTGGTCCCAGCCAACCCAGTCGGTGACGGCGGCGACGGCGGAACCGGAGAATAAGCATGACCGGGTCGTATAGCTACCACCGTGTCACCCACGCCCAAGTGTCGGACCTGCCCGAAGCGCTCCAGGATCTTGATGATGCCGAACAACGCGTTCAGGCGGCGTCCGACCTGGTGTCGTGGCTGATCCGCAACGCACGCTATGAGGTCGACGACGAGGGGCAACCCACCGACACCGACCTCATCGCGTTGTTGAAGGACGCGACGGTCACCCAGGCGGTGTTCGCTGACGATAAGTACGGCGGCCAGGATGACACCACCGACGAAGACGTTGTCCCAGTGGCATTGGGTGCTCTCCGGGTCGAAGCACCGGACACCAGTAACCGGAATCCGAACTGGGGTACCCGTGTGTGGCAGAACATCAGTCCTGCCACCTGGTACATGCTCCGCAACGCCGGGTTGATTCGCGGCCATGTGAGGAGCCTGTGATGCACGGACAGCGCATCCCCGACGTCCTGTTACCGCATCAGGTGACCGTTGAACGGTACCTGCGGTCTGGGGCGTATGGGGATATTT